GCCACCGTGGACGCTTCCGCGCTGGTCGTCAGCCCGGCCGAAGTTTAAGGAGGAATGAAACATGGCAATTCCTGACGGGTACAACAGCACGCCCACCGAGCAGTTTGTGGGCACCAATGACAACAATAATGTCTTTGTCAGCGACCTGGTGGTCGCCAACGAGGACGGCTCCCTGCTTGAGCGTCTGGAGGACCTCAAGGCGAAGCAGTGGCGCGGCCTCTCCAAGGCGCTGGTCGCCGCCAACCTGACCGGCACAGCCACCCGCTTCACCGTGAGCGGCGTAGTCGCCATCAAGCACCTGGGCATGCACGTCTCGACCGCCATCCCGGCCGGCGCGAACACCCTGAAGTTCCAGCACACCCCGACCGGCGGCGCGGCCACCGACCTGTGCGGCACAGCCGACACAGCCTCCGCTGCCCTGAACACGCTCTTCCTGGTTGACGGCGTGAAGGCCACCGGCCTGGTGAAGGCCACCGACCCCGGCATCGGCGTGGCCGCCAACGAGCACATGCCCATCATCCTGGCGCCCGGCGTCATCACCACCGTGTTTAGCGCGGGACCGCCCGCGACCGGCGCTGCCACCCTCTTTGTGGAGTACGAGCCGCTGACCTCTGGTGCATCCATTACCTGATAAGGAGTTAACCATGAAATACGCAGTATTTACTGAACCGGCCACGGAGCCGGTCCACCTGGCAGAGGCAAAGCTGCATCTGCGCACGGTGACGGGCGATACATCCGAGGACAGCCTGCTGATCGGCCCGCTGGTCACAGCGGCGCGGGAATACTGCGAGAACGTGACGGGGCGGGCTTTGGCGGCGCAAACCATCAAGGCATATCCGGACGATTGGGGTCTTTGGCAACTTCCACGGACCCCGATCGTATCGGTTACAAGCATCAAATACTACGACGAGGACAATACAGAATACACTTTGGCGGCGGCTGACTATCAGTTGGACACCGTGGACGGCCTGGTCAGCATCCTGGAAGAACCGTCGACGGCGTTGCGCGAATTGAACCCGATAGTGGTTGAGTACACTGCGGGGGCGGACTGCCCAAAAGCGGTGCGTCAAGCCATGCTGTTACTGATCGGGCACTGGTATCAGAATAGGGAGGCCGTGGGCGAGGCCGGGGGCGAGATTGAAATGGGTGTCAAGCGGCTCCTGAACCAATACCGTGAATGGTGGGCGTGATGTCAAAAACAGCATCGGCAGGAGAAATGCGGTCCAGGATCACGGTAAAACGCCTGACGGTTGGGATTGACGCGGATGGATATTCAACGGAAACTTGGGCAAACCCGTTTTCTGGGGCTGTGCGTTGCAGATGGGTATACGCGCATGGCGTGGAGGTAGCGGAGAATAACCGTCTGGGTCTGGGCCAATTGGCAACCATCACGCTAAGACATACCAGCTTGATTGACCAGCGGTGCCGGGTATGGCACGAAAACGACGCGCAGACGGACGCCAACGCCTGGGAGGTGGTCAGCGTGAACGACCCCGAGGATCGCCATGCTTTTCTCGAAATCACGCTTAGGAAGCTGGTGGTCGCGTGAGTATAGAAAGCAAACTAATCTCCGCGCTCACGGACACAGGGCTTCCAATTGCGCAGGATGTTTACGCAGGGACAGCCACGACATACATCACATTTAACTATTGGACAAATCCAATATGGGTAGAGGACGACGGGCCGACATATGAGCAGGTGAGTATCAATGTTCACCTGTTCGCGCCGAGAACAACAAACCTGACCGCGTACAAGGCACAGATCAAAAGCTTGTTGTTTGACGAGGGGTATGCCTACCCCAGCACAATCAACCTGACTGATGAAAAATACGGGCAGCATATTGTGTTCGACACCCAAAGCCGGGAGGCGGTGACCTGATGGGGTAGAAGTTAGCGGATTTCTTGATCTTACGGAGGAACTGGAAAAACTGGCGTCGACAATGGACACGGGAGCGGTTGACAATGCGCTTAAAAAAGGCGCTGAGCCGATATTGGCGAGGGCGAAATCAAACATAAGGAGCCGAAGCGGGGAACTGAGCGAAAGCTTGAAAACCGTTATCGAGCGCAAAGGCGGGCGGGCCAGGGCGAGAATTGGCGCACAAAAAGGCGGCAAAGGGTATTACGCGACCTTTGTTGAGTACGGACACGCAGGCCCGCATCCCGCAGGGCCGCACCCGTTCCTCGCGCCAGCGTTTGACGCGGAGGTTGAGAACGCGTACGGGATCATCAAAAACGAGTTGGCAGCGGCCATAAAACAGAACGGAGATTAAAAAATGGCAGAAACATCAATTATCGGTTTAAAAAATCTTGTCGCGTGGGAGGTGACTGCGGACACCGAGTTATCGCTCACGCACGGAACGGTTGTATCGCTTGGGGGATCAATCGAGGCAACCATTTCACCCGACACTTCCGAGGCAAGTGTCCAATATGCTGATGACATTGAATACGATAGCCTGACGCCTGACAGCCCGTATACCATCGAGATCGACATTGCGGGCATGACTGTTGCTAATCAGGCATGGTTGCAAGGCCATTCCGTAGCGGCTGATGGCGGGCTGGTCATTCAAGCGGGCGACACGCCGCCTTATATCGCGCTGGCGTGGAAATCAGAAAAGGCCGATGGCGCTTTCCGGTATGTGGTCATCTATAAAGCCAAGCCTGAGTTCATGACCCGGACATATAAAACCAAGGAAGGCACGACTGTCACGCGCCAGACAAGCAAGATGACGCTCAAAGCTATTTCGAGGGTTTATGACGGGCTGAAACAGTACATATTTGATGGAACCGAACCGGCTGGGTTCTTTACCACGCCCCATGTGCCGGTTGTTGCTGATGAGATCGTCATCACAACGCAGCCCCTTGACCTTGCGCTGGCCAGTGGTGACGGCGGTGAACTGTCCATTGTCGCGGCGGTGGGCGAGGGCGTGCCTGATACATACAAGTGGTACAAGGCCACCGGGAAAACATACACAGGTGCAACCGCATCCGCGTACACCGGGCACGACACCGCAACACTCACGATTCCGACAGATATCGCGGACAATACGACGCACTATTTCTTCTGCAAGCTTTCCAACGCGGGGAGCTACGATGTTTACTCCGATATCGCTGTTGTCATTGTGGCAGACGGATTATAATAACCTGGGGCGGCCCGTCAATGGGTCGCCCCTTTCTTTGGAGGGGGATTTATGATTGGGATTAAACTGGGCGATAAAAAATACACCGTTCCAATGATTACAGGGCGGGCTATGCGCCAGATCGGCGACATGGACGATTTATATAAAAAAGCAAGCGAGAACGAGCCAATCCCGCCTGAGGATATGGATATAGCCGCAAGTTGGCTGTGCCTGTTATTCCGGGACCAATTTACACCTGATGACGTATATGACGAGTACCCGAATGATCGTTTTTGGGTGGATATTTTCACAATTTATTTATCCGTTAAAAACAGCGTGACCGACAAGCTGAGCGAATTCCCTACTCTGCCCGAAGCGGAGAAGAATGTAAAAAGCTAACAACGCTTCGGGATGTGGTTTTTTCGCACTATGACATATTGCTTCAATCCGGTTGGAAGATGACCGAGATTGATGAAATGGATTTTATTGGTTATATCGACGTGCTTGTGTGGCGCGTTAAAAAAGACATCAGGCCGGTAACGATTGATGAGTGTCCATTTTTGGCGACGGGGGTGAGGAAATAAATGTCTGAATCATTACGGGAGCTGGTAGTAAGGTTATCGCTTGATAGCGGATCATTTACAAGCCAGATTAAAGCAGCAAACACCGCCGTTAAACAAGCCGAGGCAAATTTTAAACTTGCCGGGGCTGGTGTAAAAGGGTTTGATGGTTCGCTGGCCGGGGCGAAAGCCAAGGTGGAGGCACTTAACCAAAAACTTAAAGCGCAAAATACCATTGTCGCAAAACAGAAAACGGGTCTTGACGCGGCTAAGACTGCGCTTGAAAAGAACCAGAAACAGCAGCAGGAACTGGCGCAGAAAATAAACGCGACAAAAAGCGCATATGATGCGTCCGTTGCCGCCACTTCTAAAAACAGCGCAGCATCCAAGGAGCTTGAAGCCGAACTCAAAAAGCTGGAAGGCCAACAAAAAGCGGTTGAGAAACAGGCTACAACGCAGGCAACCGCTGTCAACAAAAGCGAACTGGCATTAACCGAGGCATCAGCTGCCGCGAAAGACACAGAGGCCGCATTAAAACGGGCTAACGCTGAGGTCGCGAAAGCGTCAACGGTCTGGGCGCGGTTTGGCGCGGCGACGGCTGGCGCACAAAAGGCACTTATGTCAGCTGGGAAAAGCATGAGTTCGGCTGGACGCAGGATGACGATGGGGGTAACGCTGCCCATTGTTGCGGCAGGTGCTGCGGCGGTGAAGGCGTCCGTTGATTGGGAGAGCGCGTTTGCCGGGGTACAGAAAACGGTTGACGGCACCGACCAGCAGATGAAAACCCTGCATGATGGCATTATCGAAATGTCCAAAAGCCTGCCGACTGCGGCGAACGACATTGCAAAGGTTGCCGAAAGCGCCGGGCAGTTGGGCATCAAAACAGATAGTATCCTGGGGTTCTCCCGGGTCATGATCGATTTGGGTGAAACGACTAACCTGTCCGCTGACGAGGCGGCTGTTTCGCTGGCGCAGTTTGCGAATATTACACAAATGTCACAGACGGACTTTGACCGCTTGGGATCGGTCATTGTTGATCTTGGTAACAAGTTTGCGACAACAGAGCGCGACATCGTAGAAATGTCCACCAGACTGGCGGGCGCCGGGAATCAGGTCAAGATGAGCGAGGCCAACATCATGGCGCTGGCGGCAGCTATGGCATCGGTGGGCATTGAGGCCGAGGCTGGCGGCTCCGCCATGTCCAAGGTCATGCTCAATATTGATATGGCTGCGGCAAAAGGCGGGCGCGAAATATCCAAGTATGCCAAAATATCTGGCATGAGCGCCAAAGAGTTTACAGCGGCGTGGAAAGCGGACCCGGCGCAGGCGCTAACATCGTTTGTGTCGGGATTGAAAGCGGTTGAGGATTCCGGGGGGAACGTCGCGTTAACATTGGCGGACCTTGGATATAAAGAGGTCAGGACCCGCGACGCC